GCTGGATGTAACACCATACGAAGGCGACGAATGACCCCAAACGAAAGGCGGCTCACTTTGATGTGGGTCGCCTTTTTTCTTTGGGTGTTGTGGATAGTATGCAGGGGCGCGGCTGCATGAACAACGCGCGGGAGAAGGAAGGATGAACAGAGAAAACAGCACAGAACCCATCATATTAGATTTGGGGGTGGCATAATGCTTGGGCACACCCATATTCCCCCATTTATCCCGCGCGAAAACATGAGGCATGTCGTATCTGTCTCTGGCGGAAAGGACAGCGGCGCAACTTATCTTCACGCTTTGGAACTGCTTGACGGCGATTTCCTTGCCGTCTGCGCTGACACGGGCAATGAGCACCCTGAAACTCTTGAGTATGTGGCCCGTCTGCATGAACGCACCGGAGGGCCGAAAGTTCAGATCATCAAGGCTGATTTCACTGTGGACCTGGCCCGCAAGAAGCGCTTTTTGGAATCTGGGAAGGCCGTCGCCAGAACAAAAAATCCATGGCCGCAAGAACGTGTTGATTCTGCACTCGCACATGGACTTGAAGCTACCGGGGTGCCTTTCCTTGACTTGTGCCGCTCCAAAGGCATGTTCCCCAGCCGAATCCCAGCGTTTTGCTCTCAGCGGCTGAAGCGGCTTCCCCTGCTCATGGTACAACATCCTCTGATTGACGAAGGCTATAACGTCTTTAGCTGGCAGGGTATCCGCAGCGAAGAATCCCTCAAGAGGTCATGCTACCCTATGTGGGAGCAATCGCCCGATTCCGAAGGTTTGACCATTTACCGTCCGCTTATGGGGTGGACATTGAAGGATGTGGTCGCCATTCACCAGCGGCATGGCCTCAATCTGAACCCTTTGTATGGCATGGGATTTGAGCGCGTTGGGTGCCTACCCTGCATCAATTCCTCAAAAAACGACATCCGTATTACCGCACAGCTTTTCCCGTGGGCGATTGAAAAGATCCGTCACTGGGAAGAGGAAGTTCGGGCGGTGTCACGCTTGCGCCGCGCTACATTTTTTCATGCCGCAACTACTCCGGGAAGTTCTGGCCCGGCGCAGATCGACGAAGTCGTACTCTGGTCAAAAACCCTTCGAGGAGGAAAGCAGTACGATATACGGTCCCTGATGGAACCGTCCACCTCCGATGTTTGTATCTACGCGGGAGGGCTATGTGAATGAGAAACCGAGGGCTAAATGAACTCAACGCCACAAATTCTTGATCCCTGTTGCGGTGGAAAAATGCTTTGGTTCAATAAAAATGATCGCCGTGCTGTATTTTGTGACCGCAGACGAGAAAAGCATATACTTTGTGACGGAAGGGTTTTTGAAGTGAATCCAGATACGGTATGCGATTTTCGCAAGTTACCTTTTCCTGACGAATCCTTTTTTCTTATTTGCTTCGATCCTCCACACCTCTTGCAAGCGGGAGAAACGTCTTGGATAAAGAAAAAATATGGAAGCCTTAATAGGCTAACGTGGAGCGAAGACTTATCGAAGGGATTTGACGAGTGCTGGAGAGTTTTGAAACCGGGCGGAACTTTGATTTTCAAATGGAACGAAACACAAATCAGCTTGCGCGAGGTGCTTTCCTGCTTTTCAAGACGCCCAGTTTTTGGACATACGACAACGAAACGCCGAGACACACACTGGATGACTTTTTACAAGGACGCAGCGCTCAAGGCCGTGGAGGAAGGAAAATGAACGAGGACGCCTTGTTCACAGCAAGACTCATCAGAACTGCCATGGGACATCTTGGCGTTTCTCAGTCTGAGCTGGCAAAGTATCTGAAAAGTCGGGGACGGACTTCTGAACTGCTGACAGGCAAGAGATGCCCCTCAAAGGCAGAAATCGCGATACTACGTGAACTTCTGGGACTCAGCGCGGATATTTTGATTCCGCGTGTACATTTGGAGGAAGCATGTCCGAAAAACTGACCTTGCTCCAAAAACTTATGACTTCTAAGCCGCCTACACGGCGGATAACAAACTGTGGAGGATGCAGATATGTCTTTTGGTCTTCTAAGCCGCCTACACGGCGGATAACTATTTGACCTCTCGCCTCATCACGCTCTCGCACTTCTAAACCGCCTACACGGCGGATAACGTGCTGGTTAGGTGCTGGTTGATTGCTGGTTACTTCTAAACCGCCTACACGGCGGATAACTAGGTAAGTCTACTCTTGAAAAACTTCGTAGACTTCTAAACCGCCTACACGGCGGATAACGGTCAACGGCCATTGCCAGCATTTCCGTCTGACTTCTAAACCGCCTACACGGCGGATAACAGGATTCCGGCGCGTCGAGCTGGCTCCGACATCTTCTAAACCGCCTACACGGCGGATAACCGAGAATGGCGGGGCTGTGCTGGCCTTTACGTCTTCTAAACCGCCTACACGGCGGATAACGTCTTTCTCCCATATTTCTCAGCTACCCTCGTCTTCTAAACCGCCTACACGGCGGATAACATGGTGAAGTCCGCATGGGCCGCATCGAAACACTTCTAAACCGCCTACACGGCGGATAACTTCCCCGCGAGACTATGCCCGGCTTCTGGAATCTTCTAAACCGCCTACACAGCGGATAACGTTTTCCTCCACACGCCTGCCGCCTTCATACACTTCTAAACCGCCTACACGGCGGATAACTCCACAGCGGCGTCCACGGCCTTCGTGATCGACTTCTAAACCGCCTACACGGCGGATAACATCGAGGCGAGCATCCAGACGGAGAACTGGCGCTTCTAAACCGCCTACACGGCGGATAACGGCGGCCTGACGTTTGTGGAGCGTTCCGACGTCTTCTAAACCGCCTACACGGCGGATAACTAGAGGCTTTTACAAAAGTATCTCTGCTTTTCAGTAGGTTACACCTGAAAAGACTTCAGAAACTTCGCTTTTCCTCTCTATTTGTAACTACCTTATTCTCAATCTCTTTTTTAGACAACTTTTTTATGAAGCCAAAGGAAAGATATGATCACCCCCGAAGAACTCGACTACATCCGAACCGCCGCCATTGGCGACATGCTCGGAGATCCCGGGGCGCTCGACGAGATGGGGTCAGCGGCTACCATTTTCAGGCTGTGCCGGGAACTGGAACGGATGGATCGAGAGGCCGACTGGCTGATTAGAGAAAGAATAGTAGCTGAATGGAATGGTAGATTTGTTGGTGCGCCCAATGCGGCCAAAGATGGCTATGTTATATACCCGACAAAATCCGAAGCCGTGGAGGAATGGAGATGAGCCGCACTAGAGACCGTATAACCGTAGGCAAAGCCCATGCTTTTGATATGGGATATACCGCAGATGAGCTGAAAACGGCATGGGATACTGTAAAAAAGACGAATGTACTAGTGCAACATCTTGAAAATAATGGCGTCACTCCTTTGTCTTTACCTCCAGATCTGATGGATGACTTAATGAAGAAATACAAAAAAATACGAGAGGAATCATGTCCGAAGAACTGACGTTGCTACCGTGCCCTCTCTGCGGGCATTCTGCATACACAGAGCGCGGATTGATAGAAACGTTTGTCGGCATGGCCGAAGTGTGGCGCGTCTCTTGTGATAAAGTTGGATGCCCCGTAAAAACTCCGCTTTTCGATACACTCAAGGAAGCCATGCACGAACCGAAGTAGCCCCGAAAGGGGCTTTCCTTTTAAAGAGGAGAAACGACATGCCTGAGAAGATTTCCCGTTTCGCTATCCTCGTCCGCGACATGCGGGCGGCCCAGAAACGCTACTTCGAAACGCGGGACAAGGCCGACCTGTCCCGTGCCAAGGAACTCGAAAAGAAGGTGGACGACGAAATCACCGTCATCTTTGGCGGCGTTCAGACGCAAGGAACCTTGTTGTAGGAGAACCAATCATGCGAAGACCCATCAACCCCGTAATACCGTACCCGCACGAGGCCATCCAGCACACCCGCTGTGTTCTGGCCTTGTCCATGATCACCGTGGCGATTTCTTTCTTGAAGCCGGAAACGCTGGCCCTGCTTGGCGACCTCGGAAAGCAGGTCGAAAAGGTCAACCGCTGGATCGACCGATGTGCGGACGACACGCAGAAACGTAGGCTCTCCGCAGGCGCGAAGCGAGATCTGGATGCCCGGTTTCATATCCTTGCAGGGCACGTCGGGGATATTCAGGCCGCTGCCGGCGACGTTTCCCGCTGGACACAATGGGGTGCCGGGATGTGGGCCGGGCTGACCTTCCTTGAGGATTGCCGGAACACCTGCCCCGCCAACTTCCGGGGCCTTCACTGGCACAACCTGCTCAAGACGCTGACCACGCTGTGCAATGCGCTCGAAAAGGTCGACCCGCGAATCGCTGAGATTGGGACGCGGGTGTACGAGCGGGCCGCGTAAGGAAAGAGCGGATGAAAACGGATCTATCGGAAACCCAAAGGGCTCCTTACGACTATCAAGCAGATCACAGAACGCCTGAACCCAACATATTTCACTCCCATATATACAAAATCCCGGTATGCTTTTTGACCGGGATTTTTCTTTTTTACCTGATAATTGGAGAAAAAAATGGAAGACAGACTCCTTCGCTTGAAAGAGGTACTTGAGGTCATCCCCGTTTCACGGGCGACATGGTATCGAGGCGTCTGGGCGGGATTCTATCCTCAGCCGGAAAAACATGGCCGCTCTTCCCTCTGGCGGATGTCCGCCTTGCAAAAAGTCATCACAGGGAATCAAGAAAATCAGCCCACGCCTGCATCATCTGCCGACGCTCGGTGATGTATTCCGCCCGATTATACGCGGAACGGACCTTGTTTTTATCAACGTGTGCGAGCTGGCGTTCGATAACATCCGAGCGCCAGCCCATTTCGTTGAGCAAGGTGGATGCCATGCTGCGGAATCCATGCGCGGTCATCTCCCCGGCAAACCCCATTGATTGGAGCGCGCACCGGACTGTATTCTCACTGATCGGGCGTCGCCGCCTCCCCTGCCCCGTAAAGATGTAAGGCTGCGTCCCATTGACGCGCCGCATCTCCTCCAGCACAGCAATGGCCTGCCGCGACAGCGGAACCATATGCTCCCGCCGCATC